TGGTTGCATTATTTGGCGTTGTCGTGTTGCTGACTGGGCTGGTCGCATTGCTAGGCTTGACGCTCAAATATGTGGGGATCGCATGACCCCCGCACGCGCGGCGGAGGTGCTGCGGGGTGAGAAGGCCACCGCGTATGACCGGGTGAGAGCGGAGGTCATGGGCGCTGACGCGCTGGAAATGTTGGAGTGGCTGTTTAAGACAGATGGGTACGGAACCATGGCAATTGATGTTCTGGAAAGTGAGTGGAACGGCGAGGACTCGTTCCTCGACTACGCGCGGGCCGAGTGGGAGAAGGAGAGAAAGGGATGACCCCCCGCCCGCCGCCGTCACTCCGCCGCATCGCGGAGCTTGAGGCGCACTACGCGGACGAGTACCCAACGACACCGCGCCAGGTGCGCAAGCAGTGGGCGGTAGCGGAGGCGAACGTCGAAGCTGACGAACGCCATGGGATACAGAACGAAGACCAGCAGTAACCCCGGTTTGCCGACCTGGGGAGGAAAGGGAGCAAAAATGACAGCCATACAGGGGATAATGTGTCTCTATGCCGACGAGACAGACATCGGGATAGCAGCCGGGCTTGCCGTTGGGCCAATCGACCAAAAGGAAGCATCGCGGCTGGTCGTGCTTCGCCATTACCTTCACCGGAGGCCGCCGATTTCCCACGCCTACGGGCTTTTCCTTGACGGCGATCTGTGCGGAGTCTGTACATTTGGCGTTCCACCTAGCCGACACCTGCAAATGAGTGCGTGCCCGACTCGCCCATCCAGTGTGATCGAATTGAACCGGCTGTGGGTCGATGACACGCTGGGCCGCAATACGGAATCGTGGTTTGTTTCCCGCTGCCTCAAGCTACTTCCGGCGTTTATTGTCGTCAGTTACGCTGACACAGCATGGAAGCACCGTGGGTACATTTACCGGGCGCTAAGTTGGAGATTTGCTGGCGTGACGGACGAGGAACGGAAGACTCCGCGCTTTGATTATTTATGCCCCGGAAAGCACACGCGAGAGGCTTTTAGGAGTGGCGACGGCGCCAACTCGCAGAAGGTGCGACGGCTTCCAAAGTACAAGTATTGGACCGTGACCGGGAATCGCAGGGATAAGAGGGCGCTATTAGCGGCCTCTGGATGGCCGGATAAGCCGTGGAGCGGCTACGACAGCAAGATCGACGCTTAATCAGCAGTAACCAGGCCAATGCCGACGGCCTAAAACGAAAGGGAGCAAATGAGATACAAACCATGGGTGCCGGGCGATCCGTGCAAGCGGTGTGGCGCGCCTATACCGACGCTGGCTGATAAATTCCAGCCGCGCAACAGTACATGCAAGCCGTGCGGAAACGCTCGGCAAGCGGTCAAAAGAGACGCGCTACGCGCTAAAGCCGCAGTGCCATGTACGCAGTGTCAGCGCATGATGCTCACATGGACCGAGCGCCGGCGCGGGACGTGCAAAGCGTGCCGGGCAGACAAACGCTGCGCGTGCGGGTCCGTGCTGCTACAGAGCGATATGTGCTACGCCCGCTGTGCTCTATGCCGCAAGACAACGCGCGCTGAACGTAAGGAGATCCGCTGGTGCGGCTGTGGCGGCCAGATTGAACAGAAGCGCAGGTATGCGAAGATGTGCGCAAAGTGCGCAACGAAGGCGCGCACGGAGGCCGCGCGCAAAGGGGCCGCAACCATGCGGACGATGTTGGGCAACAGCCGCCCAATGGCAACGCACGCCGGTCAGGTGCCGATGAATACGGGCGAGTATCGTCCGCCGATGACGCGGGCGGAAGCGCTGGCGCAGGATCGGGTGAACGATGACCCGGCGCGGTCGGCTTGGATTGATGCGGTTTGCGCGCGGCGGGCGGGGGTGCGGGGATGAGCGGATACCGGGCGTTTCTCGACGGCAAGCACGTGCAGCCGCAACCATCCGGAATTTCCGGAGAGTTCGACTTGAACGGCAAGCTATTCGGCTTCCAGCGGCAAAGCATCACGCGGGCGCTGAACGCTGGCAAGTTCGCACTATTTACTGAGTGCGGTAGCGGCAAGACCGCCATGCAATCGGAATGGGCCCGGCAGGTCTGCCAACACACGAGCGGCGATGCGCTGATATTGGCACCGCTGGCCGTGACGGCTCAAACTGTAGCCGAGGGCGCTAAGTTTGGCATCGAGATAACGCAGTGCCGCAGCCAGAAGGACGTGCGGCCCGGCGTGAATGTCGCCAACTACGACATGCTGAAGCACTTCGACGCGGGCCACTTCGACGCGATTGTCTTAGACGAGTCGAGCATCCTAAAAAACTTTACCGGGGCAACGCGGCGGCTGCTACAGGATTCTTTCGCTAGCACGCCCTATAAGCTCTGTTGCTCGGCTACGCCGTCGCCAAACGACCACATGGAGCTCGGGAACCACTCTGAGTTCCTGGACATCATGAGTGGCGAGCAGATGCTTATGCGGTGGTTTCTAAACGACACGATGAAGGCGGGCGGCTACCGGCTCAAGGGACACGCTGAGGCCGACTACTGGCGGTGGGTGGCGTCTTGGTCGGTCTGCATGGAAAAGCCGTCAGACCTTGGCTTTTCTGATGACGGGTGGGTTATGCCAGCGCTCAACATTCATGAGGAGATTGTTGCTGTCGATCAATCCATCAACGCCAACGGTCAACTATTCCGGGTGGCGGACGTATCCGCGACGGGACTACATCGGGAGATGCGGTTGACGGCGCCGGTGAGGGCCGCGCGTGTTGCCGAGATCATCGGCGACTCGAAAGAGCCTTGGTGCATCTGGTGCAACACGAACTACGAAGCCGACGAACTCATGCGCGTGATCGACGGCGCTATCGAGGTGCGCGGCGATGAGCGCACGGAGGCGAAGGAAGAAAAGCTCCTCGGGTTCACGGACGGCGCGTTCCAGCGTATCGTCACAAAGCCATCCATCGCTGGTTTCGGCATGAACTGGCAGCACTGCAATAAGCACATCTTTTGCGGGCTGTCCTACTCCTACGAACAGTTCTACCAGGCCGTGCGCCGGTCGTGGCGGTTCGGCCAAACTCGCCCGGTTGACGCCTACATGGTTATCGCGGAAACGGAAGGCCCTGTTCTCAAGACAATCCGCGAAAAGCAAAAGAAGCACGAAGAAATGAAAGCGGCCATGGTTCACGCGATGGCGGCAATTCAAAACGGGACCGGGCGGCGTCAGCTTGCCTCTGCTGTTGGCACAAAACAGATGAATCTTCCGAGGTGGATCTAATGAACGTGATTTTAGACGAGCGGCACGGCCGCAACTGGGCGCTCTACAACGGCGACTGCTGCGAAGTCATCAAGGGCATCCCTGACGAGTCGGTAGACCTGACGGTGTTTTCGCCGCCGTTTTCCAGCCTGTACATGTACTCGGATTCCGAGGCCGATATGGGGAACTGCGCGAGTGATGAGGAGTTCTTCGCGCACTTCGGATTCCTCGCGCCGGAACTGCTTCGCGTGACGACAACGGGGCGGCTGTGCGTGATGCACGTCAAAGACCTGCCGACGTATCGGAATAGCGACGGGGCCAGCGGTCTGCGGGACTTTCCCGGTCAGTGCATCGTCGCCATGGAGAGGGCCGGGTGGACGTTTCATAGCCGGGTGACGGTGTGGAAGTGCCCGGTCACTGAGCGGGAGCGGACAAACAACAACGGGCTCCTGCATAAGACCGTGATGCGCGACTCTTCGCAGATCCGGCAGGGAATGGCGGACTACGTGCTGGCGTTCCGCAAGACACCGCCCGGCGACAATCTCAGCACGAAGCCGATCGAGCGGCCGAATGGGTTCGAGCGGTACATTGGCGACGCCGCGCAAGATCCGCGCGAAACTGACCAACACCCGTCAAAGTACGCCCGCAAAGGCCGCGACGGGCGGACAAGCGTGGAGATTTGGCGGCGGTATGCGGAGCCGGTTTGGTGGGACATCGACCAGACGGACGTGCTGAACTTCCGCATTGCCCGCGACGAAAAGGATGAGAAGCACATCTGCCCGCTGCAGCTCGGGTTGATTCGGCGGTGCTTGGAGTTATGGTCGTCGCCCGGGGATGTCGTGTTATCGCCGTTCGCCGGCGTCGGTTCCGAGGGATTTGTCGCACTGGACGAAGGCCGCAAGTTCATTGGGATCGAGTTGAAGCCGGGCTACTTTTCAACGGCAATTAAGCACCTGGAGAGCGCGGAGGCATACGCTGGCGCGCAGGGAGGGCTATTCGATGCCATTGACTGACAACCCCATCGCCACCGCCCAGCGAGAACAGCGGGAAGCGGCGGCGCGGTACATCGTGGACGGTCACCCACTGGCTGAGTTGGGCATGGGCGACTGGTTTGCTGAGGAGTTTCTACTCACACAGGAGGGCCAATCATGACCCGCCCCTGGACCCTAGCCGAATCCCGCACTATTGCCGAGCGGGTGATGGAGTGGCAGGTGTTTGAGTTCAACGGGCGGCTCTGGCTTACCGACCCAACCCAGCGGCCTACGTGGCTGTGGGATTGCGCTATCCCCGACTGGCCGCACGATCCGGCAGCCGCCGCGATGGCGTTGGCGGCTTGGGTAAGCGAAGGCGGGCGCCGCTACGATGGCGGCTACGACATGATGGCGCGGCGCTACACGATAGTCCTTTATCACCAGAGTGACGGGCGCTATCCGGTGGAGGGCGTTGGTAAAACGTGGTCCGAGGCCGTGATGCTGGCGGTGTTGGCGGCGGTGGAGGTATGAGGGATTTCCACCAATACGCCGATGAGCCACGGAAGCCATATTTGCCAAATTCCATGCGGCGACTTGGGCACAAGGCAGATGGCGCTATTGCGGTGAGGCAGCGGAGCCATGTGCAGGCTGATTGGACATGGGAGGAGGTCTTCATGCAGGACGATGAGGCCAGAAAAACCATTCGATATCCACGTGGTGAGAGGCCATGAGGCGTGCCGGGCGCATCGACGCCAATCAAAACGCCGTCGTCGCCTATCTGCGCGGCCTGGGCATGTCCGTCTGCATCCTCTCGCCTATGGGCAAGGGCATTCCCGACCTGCTCGTAGGCTGGCGCGGGCTGAACGTGCTGCTGGAGCTGAAGGACGGTAGCAAACCGCCATCGGCGCAGGAGCTCACCTGCGACGAGCGGGACTGGCACGCAAAATGGGCCGGGCAGCTCGCAACGGTCAATTCAGCCGAGGACGCGGCGCGGGTGGTGATTGCCGAGTGGGAGCGGCTGCGGCCATGACCAT